AAGTTTAAGACCTTCCAATCTGTAAAACTTGACTTTCCGTGTGATGGTATTCCAGTTGTAACAACTAACTGCCCTAACATTTCAGAATAAATATCTTTTAAGTTACCCCAACACTCAGCTTTTGGGTAAAGTGTATCTGGCAATCCGTTATCGTATAAATTTAAAATATCATCATAAACATCAGAAACTTTAAAAGTTCCGCTAACTGGAAACCTTTTTTTATTAAAAGCTGTTTTATTAAGTTTAAGCAGCTTTAAATCATCATTAGCATCTTTACCCTCAAAATCTATAAAAGTGCATCTATGACGCCCTAAACGTTGTGCAATAGCGTTTTTAAGTTCATTTCCTTTATCATCATTATCAACTGCTATTACAAAACTTTCAATATCTTTAATATATTTCTTTGAGTTAATCCAATAATCATCGTTATCGTTCGCTCCATTTGGTACGCTAACAACGTTTTTAATTCCTACTTCATAAAGTGCTGCAACATCAAATTCACCCTCTACAATATAAAGTTCCTTTTGCCCTATTGCTGAATTGATATTATAGAAAATACTTTTAGTTCCAGCAGACTGAGTGAATTTCTTATCCCCTGACCTATATTTTTTATTTACTAAAGTACCACCCTCGAAACTATTAAAAACTAAATTATTTACTTTCTTTTGCTTTGATGGTTGGTAGTATTGTTCCTCGGTCCACCCTAAAGCTATTGCTGTGCTTTGTGATATTTTACGGCTTTCTATGTATTTAACCATTTCATCACTTAAACTTGTGTAGTTACGCCAATCTTGTGTAGGTAGCTTAAACTCTTTTTTAGTTTCTTTTTCGATATTATCTCTAAAAGATACAGCCTCGCAATAATGGCAATTAGCTAAACCTTTATTTAAGTTTACACTTAAACTTGTGTCGTGTTTGTTTGTTCTTTTATCTATACAAGCTGGGCACTTTACTTTTATTTGACCGTTTGTTTTTCCTTTAGTATCTATGTCATGCCAATTAATTAAATCTTTCATAGTCTTAAATTATGCCGTTATACTTGTGAATAGTTTTAATAACTTTTATTTCATCATTCCAACGCTCTTGATTTAGATACGTTAACGGATTAGGGTGTGTGTAATCCTTAAACGGCTTGTAAGATATAAAATTATCTATTGTTTTTAAAATAGTTTCTTTGTCGCTTTCTTTTAGTTTTTGCCATTTAGTTAAACAGTTTTTCCTTGAAACCTTTTTAGGGTACTTATTCCAAAACTCATTAAAAGTATATTTCTCTATTGTTATTTGTTTATTGTTTATTTGTTTATCTATACTATCAATGCTTTGTTGTGTGATACTACAATGCTTTGTATCGTGCTTTATAAATGCTTTATCTAGTGCTTTATCTAGTGCTTTATTAAAATTTGATAGAGCAATTATATTAGCTGAGTATTGATTCTTACTTCGTTCTATTAAATCAAAGAATCCAAATTCTATTAAATCATTAAATGTATTAGAGTAAGTATTGTAGCTTTTAATACCGATTGCCTCCATTGTCATAGTTGTAGGTAATCCGAACTCTTTTTTCCATCCTAAACGATTACAATGCTCTATTGAAAAGAAATATAAAGCATAATGATTTGGTTTTATTTTACTTGGGTTTTCGAATGAAAAATCCACAAACTTTCTACTAAGGTCATAACTATTCATGACTACCCTCCTTTGCTTTATTTATTTCTGTTCTAATTGATTTAGATAACCTTATTGCAGTTGAAATATCAAATCTATAACTTACTGACCTATCATTAAATACTCCGTCAACATAAACATAACCAGAACCCTCAGTACTGTTAACTGTTAAGTAATCCTCTTTTTCTTCTGAACACGTGTGCCTTACTTCTATCGCCATAATAATAACGGTTTTAAGTTCCGATAAACTATTAAATTAAAAAACCTTTATAAAATCGGTGCAATTGTGGAACTGGCACGTCATCTATAAAGGTGTTTAATAATGTTTTTTTGCTAGTCGTAAAGTTCCACCGAAACAACTATAAAGCAAATATAGTCTTTTTTTTAATACAAACTAAATTAAATCTGTTAAATCTACTGGTTTAAATCCTTTAGGTTTTAATATTTTACCCTCTGAGTTTCTTAATACTTTGCCGTTTACGACCTTAGTCATATTGTTTTCATGTACTCGGTTAAAAGCTTCTAAGAATATACTTTGCGCCCCATGTGAGTTAATAGTGCCTAATAAGATATACATTTTATCCACTAAAGCATCTAGTAACTCCAATTCGTTACCAATTAAACAAGCATCTTTATATTCTTTATTCTCTTCTTGCATTAACTCATAACGCAAATACTCTTCTTTACGATTAATAAAAGTTAGCTTGTTGTTAATTGTCTGTTCTGTTGCTTGTTGAAATTCTGCAACCTTTTTTAATAATTCTTTCATAGTTTAAAATGGTGTTTTATTTTGTTTTGGTTTATACACTTGTTGTAAAACATTAAAACGATTTTACAACACGGCATATAAATCATTTATTAAAAATCCTGTCCTTTAACAATTTACGTTCTTTACGCTCTTTTAAGTCTGTTAATATCATTTTAAACAGTCCTATTGTCATTGGCTTGTCATCTGTTCCAAATCCTTTAATTGCTTCAAATAATTCTTCTATTTCTATTTTCATCTTATCTAATTTTTAATAAACAATTCATATACCAATTCGTTGGCAACAATTAAAAATTACCAAAAGCGTGTTCTAGTATTTTTTTAGAGTTGTTAAAGCAAAAAGAAATATATTCTGCGTGTCTTTGGGCTTCAAGGCTATTACATTCTGTTATAAACGTGCTATCTTCAACCTTAATATAAGGCACTCTTGCTATCTTATATTTTCCACCAAGTTTAGTTCCTACAATATTCCACGCACTTTTGCTTTTGCTATGCTTAATTTCTGTTTTTATTTTTGGGTCTTCCATAATGGTAATTTTTAACAGATTGCCAACACAATATATAAATAAGTGTGTGGCTTGTCTGCTATTTTTAGTTAATAATTCAATCTTAATTTACTTTTTATTACGGTGGATTTCGGCACGAAATCACACCTATTCATATACAAATTCGTTAGCAACAATGCTATTTTCTACCAAAGTATTCTGATTGGCTTTCTCTGTTGTCATCATCCCTAAAGTCACCACTACTTTTCATAGAAGCACAGTTTCTAACACCGTATAACCGTAATTGCTCATTATGGTATTCTATTACAATCATTTCTATTAGGTATTTATAACTTTCTAAAGTTCCTAAATCATAAGAAGCTACGTTCTCATCTATTCTTTTTTCTATTAATTCTGTTAATTTCATAATATTTAGTTTTTAATTTACCGCAACTACGGTTATACAATTACGTTAGTAGCAATATTATTTACTTTTATAAGTCCTTTTTATAACATTTAGTGTTTTACCAGTTTCTCTATTTATTATAACTATTGTACTATCTGTACTAATAGCGTAATTTTTAGTGTATGGTATATGTTTCATTTCACCGCTTTTTAAATCTATTTTATCGCTACAAGCCGTAAATAAAAAAGCAACTAACAAAGTATATAATGTATAGCTAATAAGTTTTTTATATCGTTTCATTTCTTTATCTATTTAAGTTATTATTAATTCAATGTTTTGTGCTGTTTTGGTCGCTACACACCATATACAATCCGTTATATACTAATTACCCTAGTAGTCGAGTATTTTAAATCCTATATAACCAAATACAAAACCTAGCATTTTAATAAATACAAAGTAAAGTAATTCAGTTGTATTATTAAAATCGTATTCAGAGAATAATAATAAAACAGCTATACATATAAGTATTCCAGCTAATGAGTTTTTTAATGTCTTTTTCATAATGTTTAATTTAGTTAATTATTGAATACAAATATATGTTTTATTATAATGCAAAACAACTATTAATTGATTTTTATTCAGAAATAATTTTTATAGCTTGCTCTAAAGAGTAAACTACATAATACTTAACGCCCACGCTTTCAATATCTTGCATACATTCTTTTTCTCCTTTTGTTAGTTTTGAGTTTAAGCCATTTTTAATTTCTATACAATAGGTTTTACTATTAAAGAATACCAATACATCAAATAAGTTTTTTACTGTATGTACGTGCTTTACAATAGCCCCGTACTTCCTTAATCCATTTACTATTTCTTTTTGGTTTGAATCCACTCTACATTTTCGCATATCTATAAATTTAAAAAGCCTTACTAAGTTAATAATAAGGCTTTAATATTGGTTAATTATTTAGGTTAAAAAGGCAGGTCATCTGACTCTTGCTCTGCTAAACTTGGTAAAGGTTCAGGTGTTGCGACATCTGATTTAAAAACTTTCCACATTTGTAAACTAGTGAAATATTTACCATTCCATTCGTTAGTGCTTACATTAAAATCTACATCAACTACACTACCTACTTTATTGTATTGGTTAAAATTATCAACTTTTTCTTGACCAAATATTTCAAAGCAATATAAATTATTATATTGTTCTGTTGTTTCTAATACAAATGATTGTTTAATCCATTCACCTGAACCGTCTTTTTTTTGTCCAGTTACTTTGTCTAATACTTTTGTAATTGTTCCTGTTACTTTCATAATTCTAATTTTTATATAATTGTTTTATTAATTCTGAGTAATGACCTATTTTATAGATAACATCTGTTTTTAATATCTGTAAATCATGCCCTCCGTTTGTTAAAAAACTACCCTCGAAAGACATACTACAATCGTCTATTATAAATATAACATCTGAGCCAGTTATAAAACTATCACACCCTAATAATTGATTATTTACATCATTATCTACATCAATGTAAATAATATCACCGTCTTTTATTTCATCTCTACTTATCTCTTCTAATTTCATAATACTAATTACTTAATCCCTCTTTAGGAAAGTATTTTTCATGATAAATAACCGTACCATCATTCACTCCCTCAATAGTTTCTGTTAACTCAAACATTTGCAAGTCACCTAAAAACTCACCTAAACTATCATAAGCAAACATTACATCATTATACTCAAAAAACACATCTAATTTATAAGAGTAGTAACCTTTATCACCCCTATTTATAGGCTGTACGGTTTCAAAAGTAGCTATGCCATCTGTAATTAATTTGAATTTAAAAATAGTGTCTTTTCCCACTAAATCAATTACTTCTTTTTTGTCTTTTAATTTCGCCATAATTTTAATTTTAATTTATAAATATTTATTATTCTTAATTTTTATTTCTATTTCGTTTAAATAATTAACCTCTTTAGCTTCTGGCAAATATACATTAGCTTTCTGACTTGAATAGTTCCTAAATTTTTCAATTGTTAAACTTAACTCTTTACTATCTAAGCTTGCAGAACTCCTAACAAATGTTAAATTATTTTTAATGTAATTATACGTTTCTTTGTTTAAACGCTTGTAAATCTCTTTACTTTCTTCTAGTGTATAACCCAACTCTAAACCAAACCAACTAAGTATTAAATGTAAGTACTTATTTTGTTTATACGTTCTTTTAGGCTTCTTTTCTGTGAGTTCAAAAATACAACCTTTTTTTAACAAATAGTCTAATCTTTGTTTTGAATTTTGCACATCGATTAGACTATTAGAGTTATAAATCATTTATGTCGTTTATTAAATAAATATTCTTTCCGTGCTTTCTTTGCTTTTTTCTCAGCGTTGTAAAACTCTAAATAATTCTCATCGTCTTTATGAGTTTCGTACTCGTTAACCTCTAATAATTCGCAGTAGTTAAAAAAAGACCTTTGCATTGGCGTAAACTCTGATTCAAAAAGTTCTTGTCTTATCTTTAGAAAATACTCTTTACTTTTCCCCATTGCTTTGTAATATTTTTAGATTATTTATTACTATCTCAAAACAGTCAGCAATAGTTATCATTTTACCCTCTAGTTTTTTAATCCTATTTTCTAATTCTTTACGTTTCTCTTTACTTTTTCCCATGTTCTTGAATATATAAGTCAATTAATACTTTTGTTTTCTGTAAATCTTCAATAAAAAAACCTTTTTTTCTACACCTCATTACTCTTTTAATAATATCAAACTCGTAAGAATTTAAGCCTTTTTCCTCGCAGAACTTATATAAAGTTCCTTTTGTGTTGTCGTAGTGTTCGGGCGCTATAATATCAGGTAACTCATTTAGTACGCTATCTTTATATCTTACTATCTCAGCGTAACCTTTATCAGGTGACCATAAAACTAAATCAACATTTGCACAGTCATCCATTATAACGTAATTATAAACCAACTCTTTTATATTATTTAATGTTACGTTATATTTTTTTCCATCACACAAACAAATAACTGTTTTAGCATTTTTAAAATACTCTTTTACTTCTTTTAACCTTGGTTTTTCCATTTTATTTTCTATTAATCTGTTCATATTATTTTTCTAGTTTTAAAGCAAATTCAGTAACTAAGCTCTTTAAGGCTGTTTGTTTGTCTTTTGGTAATTTATTATAGAAAGCTTTTACTTCGTCTTTAGAGCTACATTCTTTTAACTCTACTTTGTAATCTTCATCTGTTTTTATGGGTAAATCTTCACCAGCATAGATATATAAGCCTAAACCATGTAACGCAATAGCCTTAACGGTGCATCTTTGAATAGCTTTGTTAATCCCCATCATTTCAAGTTGCTCAGGATTAACAGCTTTGTTTTTAAAGTCCATTACTGGCAGATAACTAATATGCTCTAATCCGTTAACTGTCACACCTACTTTTACAATAGCACCAGCCTTAGACAAAAAGTAAGGCATATTTGTATTTTCATCATGATACACAGTAGTAAAAGAATCAGGAGCTACTTTCTTTAATTCTTCCCACGCAAAAGACCATGATAAATATGTAAACATACCCTTTTTTTCAGTCTTGCCGTTTACATTTATTTTACTTAGTTTTTCAAATACATTGTTTTCCATAGTTTTATTTTTTAATTAATTTGTTAATAGGTATTTTTGATATTTCACTTAGTTTTAAAATACGCCTGAAATTCTCAGGACATAACTCTTCTTTTTGAATATTCGTTAACCATTGAAAAGAACACCCCATTTTTACTGCTAATTCTTTTTGTGTTAACCCAGTTTTTTCAACTGCTGCTTTTACGTCTATTGTCATGCTTTACTTATTTAATTGTTTAGCAAATATAATGAATAATATAATTACAATACAAGTTTTATTATATTTATTTTCAAATAAGACGTAAAAAAACCCGTCTAATCTAATAAACGGGTTAATCTAATTAACTAAAAAAAATATTATGAAAAGAAAAACTCAGTTAAATATACTAAATAAATTTAGATACTACACGATAAACAATAATTAAAAACGCTAATCCTAAAAAAACATATAATATCATAGTGTTGCTCACTATTGTTTCTTTGTGCTTATCTCTAATGTTATTCTTTTGCTCTATATTGGTTATTATTTGCTTTAGTTCGTTGATTTCGTCTGAAATACATTCAGCATCTAATAAACCTCTATTATTGTACTTTAAATTCAAAGTGGTAGTTTTACCTCTCTTTGTTATAATAGTGTCCTTATACACTATCGTAGGCACTTGTATTGCTATTGTATCGCCATTTCTTTTAGATATGGTTGTTTCTACCTTTTCAGTCTTTGTTTTCGTCTTGTCCCTCAGTACGTCTTTTGTACTTTGGCACGAATAAAAAAAAACTAATGCAAATAATATTAATGCTATTTTACTTTTCATTGTTCCATCTTCTTTTTTTACCATTATAACCTATGTCATAGTGTACAAAATTATTATATAAACCTAAACCGCCTTGCAACATTTCACCTTTATTAATTAAGTGTTCTATTGCTAAATAAACATTTTTAGGTGTGTAACCTTTTACTGTTATATCTGCTGCATTACCTAATATATGTTGACTATTAGCAACCCCACCAATTCTTTTATTGTACTCAGGACTTCTATAACCGCTATTTACTGTGATGCTAGAACTTAAATAATCTCTCAACACTTGTAGTTGTATAGCTACCTTTTGCAACCTATAAAACACACTTAAAGGCATTTGTGTTCCATCATTGCAATTAAACTCTTTCAGCCAAAAATTATTAGTTAACTTCATTCTGTTAGATTTACTTATGTTAATACTACTGACCACAATCTTTTTTACTTCTATCGTTCCAAAAAGCTTTAATAAAACTAATTAAACCACCGTTTTTATTTAGTCTTTCATCTTCTTTGGATAGCCATTTCTTTAAATAAAAAACTATCACAGCAATACTTGCTAAACTTAATAAACTAGCTATATAGCTAACTGTTATATCTAAGAAATGATTAAACACTCCACCAGCAATCATGTAAGAAGATACACATATAAAAAAGTCGCTTATTAATACAGCTGTGAATTTAATTCTATGAGGCATCGTGATTACATTTATTGTTACTAAATCTACTTATTATCATTTTAAAAGCTTCAATTAAAATATTAGGACGTAATATAAACATCGTAAAAACAGACGTTACAATACCGTTACTGATATTTAAAATCAAATCTCCTTTGTAGTACATTTGCATCTGCATACATACACCAATTATACCGGCTATTAAAAAAAACCAATATGTAATTCTTTTTCTTAATTCTCTACTCATTGCGTTTTACTGAAAATAAAAATAATATTAATGATATTAGTAACAAGCCATTTGTTACTATGTAGCTGTAAATAGTGTCAGGTATTTGAAACAACACACTAAAGAACCCTAAACCATAATAAGCACATAAACTATATAAAGCTAGTTTCTTTCGTTTGCAATATTTACCACCCTTATAAGCTATTGTATAGACTAATAAAGCTAGTATTAATTGAGTTAATAAAGGGTATAAATACGTAGCATAGTTTTCTAACAAACTAAGCTTAATACTTGATAATTCAATTACTAATACAAAAAATATTGCGTAAATATAAATGTTATTAGTAGCTTTTTTAATAATCTCTTTTATTTTTCCGCCTCCATTTGGTAGGCTTTCGTGTGGTACTCTAGGCATAACTATTGTTTTTATTAAATATACGAAAATTTTTATATTTTATACTTTTAAATTTATTACACTTTCATTTGGATTATAAAAACCTATCGGGTTTCCATCTAAAACCTTATGTAAAAACTGCTTTACTTTTACAGTGTTTTTATTAAATAGTAATTGATGACTGAAAGGGTCCGCTGGCACTCTTACGCCGTCTATATGATATTGCGTTAAGTGTCCTACATTTAAAAAAGTAACACCATTCACACTCTCTATCCTACCTTTTCCCGCGTGAGTTTCATTATAATTTAAGTGCGTGTGTGCGGCACACCACAAAACAACAGTATGACTAGTATTATTAGCAAAGAAATCTAAAAACGCAGTAGTAGCATCATCAGCTACACTTAAATCTTCATCATAAATAGAATACAGCGAACCACTACCAGCGGCTATTCCACTTGTGCCATGAAAACTACCCGTACTTCCGTCACCATCACCCGTACCTATTGTTGTGTTTCTTGGATTCTGGTGTGTTGAAATTATTATATTTTTATTAGAATTTGCTAATATTACGCTTTGCATCCAATTCCAAGTTTCAAGGGTTATTGTTCCGCTTGGATGCCCGCCAGCTACAACAGAACCGCCGCGCCCGTAAGGGTATGGTAAATCATTCCTGTCACTAACACACATAAACAACTGTTTACCTACTATGAAATAATAAGAGTGCCAAGATTTCCCACGCTCAACTGTGTCATACATATAGACTTTTTCATAAGGTCTTAATGAGTCATTAACTCCACTATCTGCTGTGTTTTCTCCTAAAGGGTCAACGTATTTTAAATACCAATCGTGGTTTCCATCCCCTGCATCATGATTACCAGCAACCTCATACAACCTAGAACGCCCGCCATTTATCCCTGATAAAGCATTAGACACTAAAACACCCTCACTAGCATAAGGCTCTGACAATGTTGGGAATGACTGATTGCTGTCAAAATCCCCATGACATATGCTAAAATCATAACTAAAACCAACACCGCTATTGATTTGTGTTAAAGCGTCTTGTATTGCGTTATTTCCGTTTGAAACCTCAGCGTTTTGATGAGGACAACCCCAAAACCAAACAGATAAATCTGTTTTTTTAGAGGTTTTATTTCTAAGTAATGGGTTCATATTTACGGATTTTGAGTTATATAGTAGTCACTTGTGATATAAGCATTATCAAAATACGCATAATCAATAGCAGTAGATACCGCTGCGTCATTCATTGATATATAGAAGTCTAAACTACCAACACCAGCAATATCGTATGTCTGCTCAGAACCTATTAAAACCCATGTAACACCATTCCAATGTTCAAAGCGTATTTTATTAGTGCCGAAATCATAACCTACTCTTAAATCTGCTATATTACCTATTCCTGTTTCAAAATCATATTGTTTCACACCAGCAGCCCAAACTTGCGCTTTAAAAGTTCCAGCAACAGTACCACTATCAATAAATTTAGCAGAATTAACATTAAAATCACTTCCGTTTTGACAAATACCAAAATGAGTTAATGCTGTGTCCCTTAAAGCGTTTTCAGTTTCTATGGTAAATTTTGACACTATTTTACCGCTATTTACTGTTAATTTAGACTTCAAAGCGTTATCAAAATAGTTTGCTACCAAAGTACCTGTATGTGGATAATTAACCTCTAATCTATTAGAATTTTCAGTTATATTACCAAATGCACCTAATAAATCCCACTTTAAAGGGTCTATACTATTATCATTAAAATCATCCTGCATCAATATTAATGATGGTACTACTATATTTTCAACCTCACTAATAGATAAATCTATTTTCGAGCCATTATAAAAAGCTATAATTCTATAAACAATAGAAGTACTTAATGTCATAGAGTTATTTGTGACAATTAAATCAGTTGAAATACTGCCGAAATTCTCATCAAAAGATATATCAAATCCACCTCCTATTATTTCTATTTGTGCGCCTCCATTTATTTTAGCGTCTGTTAAATCACTTGCAAAATTTATGACACTTACTTGTGTGTGAATATTAGAATCAGCAGAAATATAAAACTTATCTGTTTTTATTGTGCTTGAAAATGATTGTGTTACAAACTCTAAACTATTAACTAAATTAGAGTATTTTACTTTTTTACTCGTACCCTCTGGACTATCAGTAGTGTCTGAAACATCTACAATGTAAAGAACATCATTTACATTTGGTGTTCCTGTTAATTCTGTTTTGGCTGTTAATCTGTTATCTGTCATTATTGAATTATAAAATTACTATTATCTTGGTATAAAAATGCATTATTATTTTGATATAAAAAATTCTCTTCTGTTATAAAACCAGTATTACTAAGGTTATCAATAAAAAAAACTGAATCAGTTTCTTTGGCTTCAATTTCTATATTGTAACCCGAAAAATCAGAACGACCTCCGCCCGTTTGACCTTTTACAGATTTAACAAAGCACCCATTTCTTAATCCTATTATTTGATATTTACCACTCTTTAACTCTAAAATACAACCTACTTTTTTGTTTAGTAAATTGTAAACACTTGAACGCTCTAAACTATAACCCTTTAAGGCTAATGATAAACTTTGATTGTATGATATACCCGTTTCATCTTCTTGTAAATCAATATTCAAATTATTACCATCTGCTCTTAATTCATATTTGAATATAGTTGTAGCTGGATAGTTTATTAATTCAGAACCATTAACCTCTATTAAGTATCTTCTGTAATCTACATAGTCAAATAGATATAAGTTGTTTAACCCCCCTATATTATCATTGCAACCATTTAATCTTCCCGACCCTATATATCCCATGTTATTGATACATTAGTTTTACCATTAGGGTCAACATCGTAATCATTATCTTGTGTTAAATACTCAGGTATCTCAGAACCTTTAACATCTAAAAACTTTTGCAGTCTACTGATATATAATTGAGCCTTATTTAATTGGTGTGTTAAAAAACTTGTATCTTCTGAATTACTCATTATTTCTGAGTTATTAGGCAAAGTCTTGTAATTACCATTGTTTTGTATTTTAAAGCTACCATTACGCGTATATTCAGCAAATACAGCATGATTAAGATATGGTTGTATGTAATCTGTCAATATTTGGCTATAAATACCAGTTATTGTATTAGAGTCATAATCTGTTTTGATTTTATCATATAGTTTAGTTCCTAATATTGGTTCTAAATACATTATTTGAACGTCATCAATTAAGAATATATATTTATCTACTCCAACATTACCGCCTAAAGGTGTGTTTTTAACTATGTTTTGTGTAGTTGTTAGTCTAATTTCTGCCATATTATTTAGGATATGCGCCTCCGTTCGGCATTTTATTTGGTGCTATTGACACTAAACTATTGTTATTAGGTACTTTGTAGCCTCTTCTACGTGCTTCGCTTGTGCTAATTGCTTGCGCCAATTGACTATTAATATCAACACCTCCGTTTTTCTTTAGATATATAACCCTATTCCATTTATGCTTGCATTGAACAGAACCCTTATAAAGCCATATATCGTAAGTATTAGCTCCTTTAATACCAAAACCCGCATTAACAGATTTGCTTTGCATCGAGATTATATCCTCCTTTCTATAAACTTTCGCTGCGGAAACCATTTTCTTGCAAAATTCTCTTTGCGGGTTTGGATTACCTACATATTTATATCTTATTACTATATTTTCGCTATCTTGTGAGCTTTTTGAATTAGGGCGTGCAGTTCCCGTACTTGCTAAACTAAGGTTGATTAAATCATAAATATCATCATCTGTTTCATAGTTTACTTCTTGTTCGCTTAATATATCCCATTCACTATCATCAAAGCTTTCTCCTAATGAAATCAAAGCGTCTGCAACACCCTCACTTACACCCTCACTCGAGCAACAAACTTGTGTGCTTAATTCTGTTTTTGTAACGTCTTTAATAGGCTCTTTACGCTCACTTAATGGCTTAAAAAATAAATCTAATGTAATACCATCACTTTGCAAAACATCTTCAAAAGCGTCTATTATATAGTCTTGTTTTGGATTTACAACCCTTTCAATAGTTTGTCTTTCACTTTCTGCTAATTCATCAGCATTAGAGCTAAAACCACTTGCGTCTTTAATACCGAATAACATAGGACTAACAACCTCGTGAGAAGTTATTATTTTATCTCTACTTTCTTGACTCAAAAACTCCCATTGTTTATGGGCATCGTTAACCTCTAAAGGTGTAACTGTTATAGGTATTTCACCATTTGAAAAATCAATCATAAAAGTACCAGCTCTAGTACTCCCTACTGTTTTATCTTCAATAGATTTTCTAACTTTCCTTTTATCCTCAGCACTTAAATTGTAAGAATTGGGAATACTTATAATATACCCAAAGCTTAAACCGTTTTTCATGTGGCTAATAGAGTAATTAGATATTTCTTCTTCTAATTCAGCATATTGTAACCCACTTTGATAACTAGGTAACGAGAAATAATCCCTACCCATTTGATAGGGTTTAATACAAAGTATCTCTATTGCTGCATACGTTTTTTTACTTCCAAAAGCTTGTATAAATTCAGGTTTATTCTCAGGCTTAAATGTTTTACTAAAGTCATTAGAGAAAAAATACCCTCCTATTTCGTTGTTTTCGTCAGCTACTTGTGGTGCTATTTTGTCTACTGCTATATGCTTAATACTACTTAAAGAGTTATCACGATTTCTTATAATTTGAATATAAGCCATGTTATGGATAACAAAATCAGCAACAACGCGCCTTATATCTTTTTTCTTTAATATAGAATATAAACGTGCGTATTGAGCAGTCTTTAAATGTTGGTCTTTAGCTGCCAAACCTTTACCGTAAACCCAAGACTTATATCCGTTTAGAATAGCTGAGTTTGTAGGACTGCCAATATATCTATTATTAACATATTCAAAGTAGTCATTATTGCGACCATTTGTAACATATCCCTTTTGTTTATTCTCTTCAATTTTAGGCTTAACATAGTTATTAAGCTGCAATAAAGTTAAACTACTATTATCTTTACTCATAAATCTTGTAATTTTGTAAATCTGTTTTATCAGTACACAATGCCAAGCCTTGCCATATACGCACACCTGATAAATTATCTATTCTAATATGGTACTTTCTACCCTCTTTTAAAAAAGACGCTGTAAAAGGCACGTTTATAAACCCATTTTCAATAGTTACTAAAACATTTTCGTTAATAACATTATCTTCTTGCTCCTTATCTACCAAATAAAGGTTTACATTTTCTGTCAACTCTCTAGGCATAACCTTGAAAGATTGTTCTGTTACTTGTGTTTTAATTATTATCATATCAAAAAAAAGCCTACCTTAAAGATAAGCTTTTTATATTAAATTATAACCTTGTTACGGGTTAATATTAGTTGCACTTTCAATAGCTAATAAAGCTGTAATAGTTGCAGAATCTAAAAAAGGTGTTGGTATTCTACTATAAGAAGTAAAAGTTAAATTATAACCATTAAAGTCAGTTCTCGCACCACCTGATGCAATATTAGAAGCGGTTACTCTCGCACCGTCTAAAGAACCCATTAATTGATAACCTCCGTTTCTGTTTCTACCTATAATATAGTGTAACCCTTTTTGTAATAAATCTACTTGCACATTTGTAGCTGCGTCTTGCTTTTTTAAAGCCACAACAAGTGTTTCCGTAAATAAAGAAACCCCTGTGTTTTCGTCTGATGTACCATCAGAATTTAGGATATTTGCATCTGCCCTTAATTCATATTTAAAAGCCTCAGTAATTGCGACGGAAATAGCCGTAACTTCATTTGTTGCTGAAATAGTAAAACCATCATCAATATAAGGGATAGCAAAAAAAGCGTCTAAACCTCCGATACTATCATTACATGGTTCTGTTCTACCACTTGTAATTGGACAATTTGCCATATTTTATAAATGTTTTAAAAAAAGGGATGAATTAACACCCCTTTAGATTATTAATTATTTTATCCTCCGTAAAGAGTGATATATCTTTGGTTTGTACACCAAGTTGCAAAAGCTTGTACATTCTTATAGAAATACTCTTCTGAACCGTTAGCCATTTTACCAGTTTCAAGGTTAGACATGTCAGAAGCTAAATCCATTAATATATGTAAATACTTAGCTGGTGAAGCAATCATAAACCCTACTAATGGCTTGAATTTAACTTCTATTCCGTTATAGCTTGCTTTGTCTCCCTCAAATAAGAAGTTTTGATTACTTGCTGCTCCTACTGAATTATTAGCAATCATCATTAATTGTCTATGTGCTAAAGGTGCATAAATAATAACCTCTTCATTTGCTAATACATCTGGATTAAGTGTTGCGTAAAGTTTAGCATATTCAGCTGCAATAGTTGAAGATGTAATTGTAGAAATACTTAATACCTTTTTATAATCCCCTAAACCAGCACCAGGAGTATCTTTACTTAAAGAGTCATTATGTAATATAATAGCTGGCAAAGAGTTAACTAGGTTTGTAGGCATTGCAGCGGCTAAAGTTTGAGCGCCAGCCGAAATAGAACCTTGCGCAGCTCCTGGAGTTAA